TTTTTTTGAACAAGACAGGACCACGTAGGAAAACCTGCACGAACATCGTCCATACTAATACCCGCTTGTCTAGATTTTTTAACAAAGTCAATGTTTGTATGAGCTCGATTTGAGACAGTGGCCAAACTGCCTGCCCATGTGGAAGAAGGGGAAAGGTTGACTGCAGAAACAAAAGCACTTCTGAGCCACACATACGCCATATAATTCGAGGCATAAGTACCATAGGCATGCCCCAACAGAGAGAGCATAAAGTCATAAACATCGCGATCTTTAGCTTCGCGACCCCAAACAGACTTAATAATGTAATCAGAACAATCTCTATAAGGAAGATAGTAGGGCTGACCAGGCGAATCATTAGGATTTCGAATACCGAAATGTTTCAAATAAACGATTCCAGAACCATGATGATAGCCCCCTCGAGGATCTACTAACAAAGGGGCATCCGCCCTAACATCACGCATCTCTACTAATAGATATGACTTCAACCAACGTTCATATAAAAACATATTTATGTACTTTGACGTTTCATCACGATCTGAAACAATAACTTGGTCATCACCATACACAATAATATGAATAATTCGCTCTATTAAAGATTTTTCCATTTTTTCTCTCATATGCTGAGGAGCTTTTTCTATTTGCATAACACAGAAAATATAATACCACAAGGCAACTATCCAAGAATTTCCATGGGAAGTCATCCAACATCCTGAAGGCATCTTTCCTACAACAAGAGCCCAAAGACGACCAAAAAATGGACCAAACGAGCAGAAATAGTAGCAGCCAAATATTCAATCACCCTAAGCATCTGTTCATACTCTGGATGATCTTTCTTCAAATAAACCCCTGACATAGTGTAACACAACTGAAGAAAGATATAATGTATATTTTGATCCAAAGCCCTTATATCCCCATCTCCAAAGACTTTGCTCCATTCTTTACCTTTCTTAACTCCTAACCGCTGTGCCATCCAATCATAACCTCCTTTAGACCATTTCATTCCTATGGATATGACAGACCCACGCTCCAACATTATTCTAGTGGTTTGAGTAATACGCTCCAAACAAATGAAGAAAGAGTTCGCTATCTCATACGATCGAGCCTTAGCTATAAATCGATCCCAAGTCGCTTGATCCTGTTGTTTCGGACCAACTGAAGTATAATACTCATTCTTCAAATTTGTTACAAAAAGAGAATCTATAGGGGCAC